CTGCGGCCATGTTGTCCACCAAATTAGGGTATGGCCGACCAGCTTTAGCAGCTCGGCGCATGGCGTTGCGCTTGTCTTGCGATGAAAGCTCTTTTGGCTTGCCCAGATCCTTGGGCCTTGGCTTGTCCCAGACTTCCTTCATGCTTGCGCTCCTGAGAGTAATGGCCGAGCTCCTTTGCGAGATACGGCACCCAGCTTGGCCGCACGGCGTTCACCAATCTCTCGTTTGAATTCGCCCTCTGCCACGCCCTTCTTTGCTTCAAATTGAGTTGAATCAAACGGCTCCACAGTTGGAGATACGGGTATGTCTGGAGCGGCTGGGGACTTTTCGGTAAAAGTAGGTATTGCTTTTGGTGCGTAGTAGGTAAATGCCTCTTGCTTGGTTTCATAACCAGCTAAACCAAACAATCCAAACCTTGGTTTTTTGACTTCCTTGTACCCGGTCATTGGTATAACTGGGTTTTTCTGAAGATCGGCCAACACTGTGTTGTAGTCATCGAGCTTCTTTTGGTAAGCGGCCTTCTGCGTTTCATATGTCGGTAGCAGCGATTCTTTATAGGTCGCCATCTGCGCCTCAAACGGCTTCATCTTCTCGGCCACCCCAGTTTGGTAGCCAGTGAATGCGGTCTGGTATTCGCCTGTCAGTTGATCAACACTGGTCTTGTATTGTTTGGCCAGGCGGTCAATGTCAGATGAGCTGCGCCGGGCGATCTGGCGCTGTTTGAATTGGGGCAGGGTGGCCATTACTGCAACCTCATCCCGCCGCCACTCAGGTCAACCGGGATGCCAAGCTCTGCATCCATCCGCTCGCCTGAGAGCAATGATCTACGGCCACCGCGAGTGCGAGCCTTGAGTGCGGAGGCTTCGGCAGAGGCTGCTTTGCGGCGCTCCTCGTCGGCAGCGGATTGCACTTCCTTGGCCTTGCGCTCCATCTCCAGCTTGTTGGTCGCATAGTTCGCTTGGGATGTCTCAAACTGCTGGCGAGCGGTCTGGGCTTGCTGCTCAAGTGACGCACCCTGCTTGGCGTATTCAGCGGTCTGCCTGCCAAGCTCAAGGCGCATGGCAGCTTGATCAGCGGCTTGTTGAGCCAACAGAACACGCTGATCATTCTCAGCTTGCTCACGCGATTTGCGCGCTTCATTGGCGGTATATACGCTGCTGCCAACAATAGCCGCTGCAATCCAAATAGGCATGTCTATCTCCTTACAAGTACGTTGTCAATCTTTTCGACATCTGTCTCATCAGTTGCATGAACACAGAACCAAACGCTGTCTTCATGCGCCGTGATGGTGTGGTGCTCACCAGCTAAGACATTGATACAGGCCGGGGCCGTGTACTCTGTCCTGACTCCTTGAACCTCCACCGTCACACTGCCTTTTGCCAAGATACTCAGGTGGTCATAGGCATGCGCATGACTGACTGCAAAGTGTTTTGCTGGCAGCAGCATCTCTTTTGCATACAAACCGCCAGCAAAATGGTGGACAACACCAAGATCAATTTCAACCATGTCTGTTTCCATACCAACAGATTCTATTGGGGTTTGTACATGATGCAAGTGGCTGTATATCGGCGCGATATGCCCTATGCAAATACGTCAAAGTCGGTGTTGGCACTAGATTGGCCCATGGGTCGGCCACCGAGCTGGTGGGTGCGGGTCATGCGGTTGTATTCGCCGCCTCCCAGCATCAGGTAGCCAAAGCTGTCGCCAATGTGGGAGTGTTCGTTCTTGTTGGGCGCGTCCCGAAAGCGCTCCTGGCCAGCCCCAACCGCCACGCGCTTGAAGTGATAACCACCGGCCAGGGCTTTACGCAGCAGCTTGCAATCGCGGTTGACAATAAGACCCGGCTTGCCAGCAATCAGGCGTTGCATAGGGGCAGCAGAGGCCTCGCGGCGCACTTTAAAGTCGTTGCTGGCCGTTGGCTGGGCACGCAGGCCCAGGGTCTTGAGGTAGTCAAAGGCTGTGACCTCATATATCGCATCTCTGGCCATGCCTGCCGGGTCGCCCCATATCATTACTTGGTGGTTTGGGTAGCGCTGATTGAGCTCGCCCAGCAGTTGGTGGCCAAAACGCTCCAGCCCCATGTCAAAAGTGACGATTTCATGGTGGATCATCCACCGACCATTGGGCAAACGCTGGCCAATGGTGGCTGCCGGTGTCAAACCAAAGTCAAGCCCCACCTGGATCGGCACATTGGGGTCAATTTCGGTGTCGCCAGACATGGTGGTGTCTTCATATTCGGGCCAAACAGGCCTGCCCTCTTGCACATAGGTGTATTCGCCCCCGGCATAGCACCTGATCCAGTCCAAATTCTTGCCAAGCAGCATTTGCTGGTAGTAGCCGGGCGGCAGGTTGTGGATGTTTTCGGCCTTGGGGTTGACTTTCCACCACTTGCCTGATGCAAAGATGTGATCGTTGGCCTCGGGCATCTCGGGCAGGTCTTCAACGGCCACCGGCACCACGCCGCCGGGCTGCTTGAAGAACTTCCAGGCGTACTCGCCGCTCATTTTCTCCTTTTCGGCCATGCGGTGCCACCAGTGATCGTCATCCATGGGGTTGGTGTCCATCCAGATCCCGTGCCAAGTAGCCCCGCCGTCCCGCCTGGTGGGGTATCGGCCAACCCGGTGGGTCAATCCATCGATCACGGCCTTGGGCAACTCACGCGCCTCATTGACCCAGGCACCCGTGAGCTCCAGCGACAAGAGCTTGCGCACATCTTTGGGCTGGTCAAGGGCCAGAAAGATGACCTCGCAGTCAATCCCCGCCGCATCCCCACGGGCTGGCAGCCTGATGTGGTGGGTGATGGGCGGTGTCCACAGCATTGGGCCAAAGGTTGACTCAGGAAAGAGATCCAGCCAGGTCTTGATGGTGGTGGTCTTCAGCATGGGGTAGCTGTTCCTGACAATCGCCCAGCGCGAATACCTGATGTTGTCAATCGGGCTGGGCTTTTGCTGCACCGCCTTGATGAAGATCTTGGCTGCACAACCGTAGCTCTTGCCCGATCCCACCGGCCCCATGATCCCCTGGACAAAGTTCTTGCTTTGAATGAAGTCGTAGATGACCGGCGACTCGCTGAAGTCGAGGTTCAGACCGGCCATCGGCACGGTCTTGTCGGACATTTCTTTGGTACGGGCCATCTTGTTGTTCCAATCTTTCAGCTATCTGTCTCTTGCGCCACATCGTCGCCCTCACACAGCTCGCAACCGGGGTGATCAGGATCTTTGCAGTCAGGGTTGGCCATCAGCTTGGCGCGCTGCTGACGCATGTATATCTCTTCCATGCGCATCTCAATCATGTCTTGGCAGTCAATCATGGCTCACCCCTTGGCGCCACCACATTGATGTCAATCACCGACGGCTTGTTCTCATCGTCAGGGTTGTCCAGCAAGCCACTTGCCTTGGCCAGCAGCCGCAGCACCCCCACCTTGTCATACAGCTCAATCTCCAGCGTGCTGTATGTGTCGCCATCCTTGTCCTTCCTGGTCTGAACCCGGATGTTCTTGATCGCGTGCAGCGCATGCTCAGGGATCTCATGGCTGGCCTTCACCTTGACATTGCCCTGGTCATCCCAGGACATGATGTCTGTCAGCTTGGTGTTGGCCATCGACAGCAGCGCATAAGCCACCGCCTCCTTGTTGGCCAGCAAGGTCGAGCTGCGCTCCAACCGGCGCTGCACAGACCTCACCCCACCCCAGTTGGTCAGGGGCGGCACCACAGGGCTTTGCTTAATCCTGGCCATCAGAACGGTATATCGTCATCATTGTCAACAGAAGCAGACCCCAAAGGCGGCACTGAGCTCGCCACCGGCTGCTGTTGGCACCTGTCGCCAATCTGGCATGAGATCCACTTCTCGCCAGCCTGGGTCGTTTTCGTCCAGCCCTTGAACCAGTGCAGCGTCCCGTCAGGCAGCATGATCTTGCCAGTCAAGTTGGGATCCTTCTTGTCTGGCCTCATGTCCTTGTTTTTAAAAAGTGAACCGCTGTTGGGTCTGATCTCAAAGTTAGTGGCCATTTACAAATGCTCCTTATGGAAAGTGTACAGAAATTTACAGGTTGAAGAAAATAAAAAACATGCCAGGTCAGAAAAGAGCTGCTGGCAGAAAGTGGGGAAAATTTGGGAGGAACCCCCGGACGCTACCGTAGGGGGTGGGGGGGAAGGGGTCGCGATCTGGGCGCGTCACCGGGCGCGGATCGCCTGGGCGCATGCTCGCGCATATGGTTAGGCCGAGGCTGCCAGGCTGGAGACACCCTTTTCCCATGGCTTGTACAAAACCCATACGTTCGTCTGCGATTTGGACAGACCGATTTAAACGGCCTACAGCGCATCGAATGATTGACTGGCTACCCATGTACCAGTTCATGGTTTTGCAGGGCTTCCTGCGCCTTCCAGCCGCCTTGCCGTGGCATTGGATTGGTACTCGATCACCGCATTGATCCACCACTCCAGGCGTTTAGGGGGTTCGACACCCTCGCGCTTGGCCGCCGCCAGCAGGTCATCCAGCGCCTGCTCGACCTGACCGGCTGTGAAGTCCAGTTCAATCAAATATCCGATCAACATTTCTTCGTTTTGGTTGTGCAGTACATTTAAAGATCTTTTAATAAATATATCTTTAAATACCTGTTGACTAGATCCTGTTCGGTGTTTTGTACAACCCTCAGAGGTTGTTGATTTTTGCTCTCCAGGTTGTAACTCATCAATTTGAGAAGATGAGTTATCCACAGGCTGTTGGACTGCTTGTGCAACAACCTCTGGAGGTTGTATGGGAATGCCTTTGGACTGCCTCTTTTTGGCTATTTCTGCCTTCATCTTCTTGACCGTCAATGTGTCGTTGCCTGTTGGCATGTTGTACTCCTTTGGTTGTGGTTTGACTGACTTGAGAGCGCCCTGCATGAGCTTGGCGATACGCTGTTGACCGGCCCTGCTGACAGGCTCTTCCATGGCTTGCTTGTCGATCTTTTGCATGACTGGTGGCCTTGTATCTTCAATGGTTGACGTGATGGTGATGGCATCTTGAGCGCTAATTGATGGGTCGTAGATGACCCGCCAGGTGTTCATGCGTTCGCCTGGCTTGGCCTTCCAGATGACTTCCAGGTAGCCCAGCTTGGTCAACTTGACCACTTGTTTGCTGATGGCTTGCTGGCTGACTTTGAGCTGATCGGCCAGCTTGGCCTGGCCAACCCAGGTGATCCCGGCACGGTTGCAGTAGCTGCAGATCAGGATCAGGGCACGCATCATCCCTTCGGAAAGCCGCCTGTCGGTGCATGCTCTGATCGGGATGACGGCCAGCTTGCGCTGATCTGGGATCGGATCACGCTCTTTGATGCGCGGCTTCTTGGGGATGCTGAATGGCACTATGTTGTCAGTCATAGGCATTGCGCTCACGATATATGTCCTTCATATGCTGCCTGATGCGCTCGGCTGATCCCTGGCCGTAGATCTTCTCGCTGGCCACCAGCATGCGCTCGACCATGGCCTTGTCCTTGTTGTATTCCCAGGCTGCCAATATGTCCCTGGCCTGGCCACGCTCGCTCATCCAGCGCTCTGGCAGCGGCCCTGTGTTCTTGGGGTAGTGCGGCTTCCATGGCCGTTTCACTTGAGCTTGATGGCGTTGATCACCCGCTGTGTGATGCTTGGGTGCTGGTCGGCCTTGATGCTCTCGGCCAAGTGCTTGCGCAGCCACACAACGCCACCCAGGCGTGTCCATTCGCGGTGCTCATGGGGTCTGAGCCTGGCGCTCACTGATCTGGTCACGCCTGTCATATCACTCTTTGCTCTTGGCATAGTCGCCTTTCAATATCTCGTTGTTGAGCTCCAGGGCAATGCGGCGCACCCCTTTGAGTAGCTCATGCAGGTTGTCAACGGTCTCCATCTCCCGCTCAAGCGCGTCTTTCAGCAGTGCGATCTGGTGATGTAAAAAGCGGATCTCACCGTTGGCCTCTTGGGTGTCGCGGATGATCCCGTCATCATCTCTGAATAGCTTGACGTAGCTGATGTGCATCACTTGTGCTCCCAGGCCTTCACAAATGCGTAGAGCACCGCCAGGCAGATCACTGCACCCAGCACCAGCACGCCAAAGATCACAAGCAGGTCAGTCATTTGCACTTCCCCTCTGTGCGCCGTAATGGCACTGGTTGTGCGTCCAATATATTTCGACACGCAATAATGGATGCAATGTCATCAGGCTCTTGCTCTGTGCGCTGTGGTAGGTGGGTGTAGTAACGCCTGAGCATCCACTCCATAACATCACGAGATATAAAATTCCGTGTGTTTTGATAGATTTCTTGCTCAAGGTCTTCTAATGTCGGCACAGGCTCTTGCTCTGGCTGTGCCAAGGCTTCTATTTCAGCCTCAACAAGTGCCAGCGCAATACAAAGCCCCGTGACAACAGACCCCTCTATCGTTCCTGTTACCTCTGGCGCTGGAATGCTTGCACCAGTTCGGCGCAGTTTTTCGGCAACTCGCTTCAATGCTTCTTGTGTCATGCTTGTCCCCTTTTATCAATGGCCTCAATCACATCCGCTTGAAACCAATTGCTAAATGGTGTTTCTCGAATGATTTGTTTAAATGCCTCACGCTCTGCCTCTGCCACCAATTGGGCAAAGTGATAGCGGGTAAACATCTCACCATCTTTGATTGACTCTTGCATTGCCTGTTGCCACATGATGTCGATTTCGTCCTGTGTCACAGCTTCACCCCTTCGTACCATCCATCAACATAGGCTTCGTGAAAACCCCAGGCGAAAAGCCAAGTCCAACTGAGCTTTTCATCGCGGGGGTAAGTAATCTTGGCCATGAGCAGGCACAACTCTTTACTTGGTGGTGGTGCTTTCATTTGTCGGCCTCCAGTGCCCAGTGCAGCAGCGCCAGTGCGTCTGCTTCGTTGTCATCAGTTACCGGGTGGCCAAGGAGCTGCATGGCTGCAACCATGGCCGCCTTGTCTGCGTTGCCCCGGCCAGTCGCGTGCTTCTTGATCGTGCCCACCGGCACACCCTGGTAGGGAATGTTGTTTTGCTCGCACCAAGAGGTGAGGGTGGCCAGCAGGCCGCCGTAGACATGCGCTGAGTCGGTGCTGGCGTGGCGGCGCACCTCTTCAAAATAAATGGCGCTGATCTCTGGGCCTACGCTGCCATAGATCTCGGCCAGCCACTTCTTGAAGCGCAGGTAGCGCATGCCGCCACCCTCATACCGGCCAGGCTTGAAGCTCGACCAGCCATGCACGATGGTGCCGTCAGCCGCCTGGCAGGCCCAGCCGGTGGTGGTGCCCAAGTCCAGCGCCAGGACAACCGCCGTCATAGCTGGCCAGCCTCGCGCAGCGCCTGCACAAATGACTCAACGTCAGGGCAGGGGAGGTCGCTCCAGCAGCCAGCGTCCCCGGTCATAAAGAGCGCTTCAGCGATCACATCCTCTGGCTCT